TACGACAAATCTGAATTCGATGCTCCATCACAATTATTCGATGGTGATGAAGGACAACTTGAAAATGTCTATAATCAACTTCATAAGCTAGGTGAATTTACCGATCCTGCTAATTATAAATCATATGCTGATTTGAAGAAGAAACTCTTCGAAGTAATTGGCGAAGCGGACGTAGCAAACACATTTACAACTGAACAAACAGTTGAACTAAATACAACTAAAGAACCGGTGACGCCCAATTCGGTTGAGTCTTCAACGGAAGCGGTAGCCCCGACAAGCTCAAGCGAAAGTAATACAGGTGACTCAGATGATGACACCCTAAGTTACTTTGCTAAGTTAGCACAGTCCTAAGAATATAGGGGTGAGCCAATTCCTAACGGTTCAAGAGAGTGGTCATTAATTTGGCCACTCTTTTTTTATCCCATTGCAGCGTTTAACGCATCAATTGAAATGTCTACATTAGGACTTACGTTATACGTTACGCTACTTGAAGAATTATTTGTGGTGCCTCCTGAACCAGATGGTGGAACCACAACAACAGTTGCCGATTTTGCAGCTTGTAAGTCTGCTAATTCTTGACGTTCTTTTTCAATGGCTTCAAGGGTACGATCAACACCCGCTTCCATATCTTTAACCCATTGCTGACTTCCAAGGATTGGTATTTTCTTTGCTAATCCAACTATGTATCCCTGAATTTTTGCAAAAAAGCTTTTAATCATTATGCCTAATTTCATAATAAATGGAACTTTGGCAATTTTTTTGAATTCCTCCATCATAAATTCAGTAACGTAAGTAAAACCATTTTTAAATATTTGGAATAAGTCTCCTACTGCTTCTATCATTCTTTCTTTATCAAAGGTAAATAAACCTATAATAAAATCAATCGAGCTGCGGAGAAATTTTACAAATCCATTTTTAAATGTTTCGAAGAATTCTCTAACTTTATCGCCAAGATCAGACATACCAAGTAAATCAAAAAGTCCGCCAGTAATAAAGCCTACAAGACTAAATATCCAAGTAGTTAATCCAGCAAGTAAGCTCGTAAGACCTTCGCGAATACCACCAACTAGGCCTTCTTCTTCAAAGCCTTTCATAAATCCTTTTACAAAATCAATTATGCCCAGAAGAATAGTAATAGGTAAAAATAACTTACCAAGACCTTTACCAATTCCTAAGAAACATTTACCAATTTTTGATTTAGATGCAAACTTAGCAGTATCATCAAAGAAAGGCAGCATTCTTCTGAAGAAGTCTTTCACTGGTTTAAACTTATTACTTAATTTGCCTTTCGTTAGCTTATCTAAAAATTTAAACTCTACACCTAATTGCTGAAAGAAACCAGCAAAAATAATAAAAGGAGCAGAAATAAGAGCAATCAATCCAGCTAATGTACCCTTTCCTTTTTCTTTTAGTTTATCACCAAGACCTGCAAGACCTTCAGTAAAACTGATACGCATATCAGTTAGTCCATCAGCAATACTTTGAAATATCGATCTTTCCTCAAGCTGTTTTTCAAGCTCTTTTAAATCGTTTTTCTTTTGTTGTTCAATAAGAGGCTTAGTGATTGCTGCAGGGTCATCTATTTCAACCCGTTGAGATTCATTTTGAATCTTCACAGTTTGAATTACTGTTTCAAGATCTTTTTTAGTTATTGGTTTATCATCTGCCATTTCGTTGTTGTTCTTTTAGTTTTTCTTCTTCTATGTGGTCTTTTAACAAAGTTAAATATATTTCCCTTTCCCAAGGTATCATATTATCAAGTTCAGTTAAACTATATTTATGGTGTTGAGCCATAGAAAACTGAATATGATAGTAAGTTTCTAAACTATTATGAGAAAGGGCTACGCGAAAAAATCATTTAATCCTTTTAAAATCCTTGTGTTTTCATGTCCATTCTTACAAGTAAAATTAATTTCGTGTTGAAGCTGTGGTATTGTTTCAACCCATTCTTGAATTTTTTGTATTTGCGCACTATTTAAAGAATCAATAAATTCATCTACTTCTTTAATTGTTGCTTGTTCTAATGGATATACATCGTTTTGATCGTAAATACTTTCAATTACAGATACAACACCATCAGTAATTGCGTTGCTTCCTTTATTTTTAGAAGCTCTTTCAACATCTTTCAATGAGGGTTGTTTTAGTGTTATGCCAACTGTATCTGTTAGCTGAATAGTATTATCAATCTTTTCTTTATTAGATGATACATTTACTGTTGTTAAATCAATATCAACATCAACATATTCATCACACTGATCACATTTAACTCTTATCGTTGATTTTTCACCGACGCTTTTAGCGCGAATTTGAAGTAACATATATTCTAAGTCTGACATAGTCAAAGAATATAAATCAACTTTATTAAATGTACAAGCTTTAATAATATCTTTTGTAGCAGATATCAAAGCAGCTTGGGTATTTGCTTCTTGAGCAATAAGTAAAACCTTTTCTTCTTTTACTAAAAAAGGCCTATACTCAAGTAATTCACCTGTCGAGGGAATCGTTAGGTGATACTTAGGTGTTTCAATTGTTGGTAATGCCATAATGTTTTCTCAATTTATAATTTAGATAAGTCTACGAAATATATTAAACTTATTTCTTGTACTGTTTATAAGGGACGAAACCGCGCCCTCAACTTCAAATCTATCGTAAGTCATAGTAACACTCACTGCTTGCACTGCATCAGTTGATTCGTTACTCAATTCAATACTATTGACTGCTGTAGGAAATGCGTCTTTTAAACGAACACCATAAACAGGTGTGTTTTGTTTATCGAGTTGTTGTATAAACACATCAGTCTTATATTCTGAATCATAAGCAATTAAGTTTGATTCAGGATCTATAACACTTCCTTGCCAGCGATCAAAGAATTTTTTAACATAATAATCATTTGTAAGTAAAAATGTAAATTCGACATCTTCTTCAATTGTTGCTTGAGGATACTTTCTTGGATTACGACCATAAGCATCATAATCACCCGTTTGTATCAAGCGACCAGGTAAAGAACATGATTGACATAAAATATTAATGTCTCTTGGATCATTGACTAAACCGCCTAAGCTAAAGTTACCACTTAACGCTGAAGCAGCAACTGCTTGTAAATCTAAATTTAATAATCCTTGTGAAGGTGGTGTAATTGTAACTGCAAATCTATTTGCAGCAGAAGCACCTCCTCGTTTACCGACCGTTGCTTTAAATTGGTCAATAGTGACAGGATTAACTCTATCTTTTAAATCGTCTAATAAACCCATAACTTCTTAAAATTGTGTTCTTGAATCTGCCCACACCTTTGTAGACTTTGCTTTCTTAAATTGTTCTGTTGGTAAAAATAAAACCGTTTCCCAATCTGAAGCAGGAACTTCTACTATACGTGATGCTACCTGTTCTGATAAGTAATGTTTAAAACACGGTTTAAAGTAACGTAATTTAGAACTACGTTTTAGAATATCATATGTTAATCTCAATTTTGTTGTCTGATCATACTTTTTATTCGTTGATAGTTTCATAAGACTATCAAATAAAAGAGCTCGAAATTTTGGTGGAAGATAATGCAAGTTTATTCCATAAAAACCACCTTCAGCTTTTTCAACCATGAATATTAAAGGGAATCTATCATAGTAGGGTAACGTTTTCTTATGCTTTGGGTCATAAAAGTACATATACATTCTACCAGTAAGCGTTCTAGTTCGCACTCTAAAGTTTTCATCTTTCAACAACTCTCTACGGTTTGGTACAGTTTTAATTGTTTTGATTTGCTTTTGAAACCACTTACGAGCTTTTTCAGTATTCTTTGTAATACCAGCACGAAAAGCCTGAGCTTCTAATTTGTCAATGAAAGATGCCATATAATCTATTTATATGTTATGTGAGAAGTTTTATCCCCATTGCTTTAAGAGTATTTTCAGTCCAAACTTCAAACTTCATTCCTCTATTTTGTGCATATCTTCCTGCAGCTTCCCACTTTGACTGGTTTTTAACGTATGTCATAACCTCTTTCAAATATTTTTGTGATTTACGAGATCTGCGTTTAGGCTCTTTTGTTTCTTTTTCTGGTTTTATTTCAATAAGGTATTCACCTTGAATTGTTTCGACATATAAGTCAACAAAATATCGATGCATTTTACCGTCTGTTTTACATTTATAAGGTACAACAACTTCTTCAGAAGACCACTTAATGATTGAAGGATTTAAGTCTAACCATTTAAAAGCCTGTCGTTCCCATAACGAACGATATTTTACATTTTGAAAATCACCTTTGTATTTAGATGGATTCTTTACTTTATAACGACCAGAATATGCCATGTTTTCCTTATAAATAACAATAAAGATATTTATATGGCATTCTTAGATAACATTTCAAATAACGCACGTACAATAACACAGCAGGGATTAAGTGCATTAGCAGATACGCCTGGTATTAAATCACAGACAACAAATCCTGGTCCTGGACCAAAGACACTTGAGTTTCCTATCAATTTAGGCGATTTAAAAAGACCAATTGTAAGATTTGCATGTACACCTAGTGAATCAAACCTTCCAATTACTTCTATATCATTGCCAATACCAGGAAATTTGGCATTTACAGATGGTTCAACCTATACAACCATTGATATGGGAACAGTTGCTGCAATATCGGAAATAACACAATCATTCGAAGGTGGAGGCGCTAGAGCAGCTGCAGAAGAAACAAAAAACCAGCTTTTTTCTGGAGGTGCGATTGGTGCAAGTATTATAGCAGCTCGTACTCTTGGCGCTGATAAAACAGCACAAACACTCGAATTTTCATCAAAGCAAGTAGTAAACCCAAGGACAAACACCGCATTTGCAGGTAATACATTACGCAATTTTCAGTTTGATTTTAAAATGATTGGAAAAAGTCCAGCTGAGGTAAGGCAAATTGATCAGATACAAAATCAATTTCGTAATAATATGTATGCTTCTGAACTTGGTGGTCAAAAAACAATGCTCAAATATCCAAGTCTTTGGACAATAACATTCCTTGATCCGACTAACGGATATAATGAAATGGAATTTATACCAAAAATATTTACATGTTATTTAACAGGATTTACAACAACTATTAACTCATCAGCAAATACATATCGTAAAGATATGTCACCTTATGAGATTGATGTTTCATGCCAATTCCAAGAATCAAAAGTTCTTACAAGAAACGAACTTGAAGATCTCGAATTAAATAGTAATCGAGAAAATTCAGATAATGCATATATTCAAGCAAAAGAACAAGAATTAATTAATACTCAAAATAGATTAGCAGAAGAATACGCGGCGAAACAAGCTGAATTAGCAGAACAACAAAATAATACAGATTAACTATGTTTTTTACTCAATTCCCAAAGACAGATTATAGTATACAAAACGATGCAGTACAAACAAAAGTAACTGATTATTTTCGTTACGTAGATGTTATCGATAAGTTAGCAAAGAATGTATTTGCTTATAGCACAGTAGATATTTTGAATGGTGAAAGACCTGATAATTTATCTCAGCGATTATATGGTACACCAGATTATTATTGGACATTCTTTATATGTAACGATGAATTGAAACAAGGTTTATCAGCATGGCCTAAAAGTCAATCTGAATTAACCGCTCATATTAAAGAACAACATAAAAATCTTTCTGCTTTTCGATTTCCTCTTTCAGACGGCGATTCAGGAAAAATCACACCTCTTGGATTACCGATAAATGATAATGACTTTTTACCGTACTTACATCTATGTTTTATTATAGATACATTTGTTGCGGATGGTGTCACTGTAAAAATATTTGCAAAAGCTAAAATACGTTCTTGGGAACCTAACTTATCACAAATTTGGATTGATACATCTACTCTTACCTGGTTTTCCGACACTAAAGTGTATAACGATCAAGTCGGTGATGGTGGAACACTTGATGTAAAGTATTCAGCACTATCAAAAACAGCAATGTTTCATTCAAATGATACTGCTGAATTTAGTGTACAATTTTTCGATGATGGTACTGCTGCTTTCAAACATAACCAATGGTTAAATTCAGTTCTTGAAATAGCACAAGAATTAAGACCAAATCAAGATTTTCAGCAAAAAACATTCGATACTCTTGATAGAGAATACACTATTTTAAATACTCAATACTGGCAAGATGGTAAATTAGCACCTGCTTACTATGGATCAGAAAATAATGTTGAAACAGAATATGCACAAGGATTCGGTTCATCATCAAATTATGTTAGTCGAGAAGAAGAAATAACTGAAGAAAACGAAGAACATCGTACAATAAAATATGTAGCGCCAGCATACGTGCAGGCATTTGCGAAAGAATATAAAAGACTAATCAATGAGTAATGAATTCACACGTTCATACGTAGACGAAAAAGGCAACTCACTCAAAACCTCGAGTTATCGCCTTGACCGTTGCGTCCTTACAAATGTAGAAGGTTTACAAAAGGATATACGTAACTTTATTGCTTTTATACGTATTCATGAAAGTGTATTTGCACCCTCTCTCGTTCTTGAAATGGGAATACGTGATGATGCAAACTTTTTAGAAGAGTTTGGTATATCAGGTAATGAAGTGATTGACCTTGAAATCGTAGTCAAAGCACTCAATGTTGAAAGGGAATTACAATTACGATTCTTTGTGACTGAATACAAAGACTATGCACGTAGCGAAAAAGATACACAGGTGCAGGCGTATGTATTGACAGCAGTTTCAGAACATGCTTATATAGCACCACTGAAAACAATTTCAAAGAAAATATCGGGTAAATCCACAGAAGAAATTAAAACAATACTACGAGATGACTTAAACATAGAGTATTGTGTACAAAACGGTGAATGCTTATCAATTTTTA